ACAGGGCGCAAAATGAAAGACCGCCGACCCCTGGATCGGGGTCGGCGGCCTAGGCGCCGGGACGGGCGTTTAGTGGGCGAACATCAGGATGATGCCAGCGAGCGCGAGGCCGAGCAGGCCGAGGTGGTGCCACGCCATCACGCAGGCCACCAGGGCGCCACCCATAACGAGGGCTTTGTCCATCAGAACGTCACCTGAGTCCACTGGGACGCGCCGCGGGCGTGAGGCCCGTCATCTTCTTCCGAGCCGTTGCCCGCGACGAATTCGCTCAGACCCAACATCGTGACGCAGCCGTTGCGTCCTAGGCCGTCTGAGATGTCGCCATCACGGGCTTGCTGCCGCGTACGGTAACCCAAGACGCGCAGCCCGTGACGGGCGATTTGGCTGCCGGCGCGGTGTTCGGCTCGACGTATCCAGCGCCGGATGGCATCAGCCGCGGCGTCAGCGTCCGACCAGGGACCGCACGGGCAGCCGCCCGCGCCACCAAACCCGACCACGGTATACCACGTCGTCATGCTGTCACCGCCGTCTGCTCGTCGCGAACCTGCCGCATGTAGGACACGAGCCCGTCGCACACCGCATGCCCGTAGCCCTGCTCGCAGGCGAGGGTGTCAAGGATGTCGGCGGCGTAGCGGTCGATGTCGTCGTCGGTGGCGCCGGCCAGGGTGTAGCCGTCGATCCAGTCGTCGGTGATCGCGTCGTCGGGCCAGATCGCGATCAGGTCACCTAGGTCGTACCAGTCGTCGTCCTGCAACGTGTTGACGAGATCGGTCCATGCCGTCTCGTCGGCGCCGTCCCGCCGGCAGATCGGGCAGTGCAGCTCGGTGACGGCCTGCCATGCGCCATACCACGCCTCAACCGCGGGCTGTATGCGGTCGAGGATGGCGTTCGCCCCGGCAGGGGTGGGCACGACGGGCAGCTCAACGGTGCGGATAGTGCCGTCGTAGATCGCCTCAGGCACGCCGCCGATACTGGCCTGGTAGTCGATGCCGATCTCACCGTCGCGGGTGTCCACCCACAGGTACACGGGCTGCCGCTGGTGCTGCCCGCTGTAGTGCCAGTAGAGGGCGTCGGGCACCTCGTCGTCGGGGAAGTAGTTAATCGTTGTCATCATTTAACGGCCTCCAGTGCTGCGTCCTGGGCTGCGGTGACCTGTGCCGGTGTGCAGTTGGCGGCGATCCGCTCGGCCAGTTTGACGGCCCGCGTGGCCTGCTCGTCGGTGGGTGCGGTGACCGCGAGGATCAGCGCCTGCGTGAGTGCCTGCTGTGTTGTCATGGTGTGGGTGTCCTTTCGTAGTTGGGGTAGGGTCCGACGCTCCCGCCGACGTGAGCCGCGGCCCACAGTTTGGATTCCAGGTCGTGGAGCAGGGACATGACGCGGGTCCGCACGCCGGGTTAACTTGTCGGCGCCGCACTGCGTCAGCATGCCGGGGATGTCCGCGAGGCTATCGGCTATGTCGTAGATATCCCAGCGTTGCACGGCGGTCACGCCTTGACTGGCCGCCATTTTGCCGTCAGCGACAGCGTTGTCGATCAGATCGGCTCGGTACATGTAGTCCTGGTCGGTCAGCGGGTTGCAGCGTATGCCGCCGGGGAAGTCGCCGTATTGGCTGCCCCAGATGGAATCGGAGCCGGTGTGGTCACCCTGTCGGGCGGTGGCGATTACGCCCACATAGCACCAGTCGCCGGCCTCCAGGGCTTGCAGGCCGTCGTCGTCCAGCTCGCTATCGCGCCAATGGTGTCCGTCTGGGTCGTAGACCATCTTGGCGGTGATGTGCCACCCGTCGTGTACGCCCCAGTCCGCGGTGTCGATGATGTCGTTCATCAGATGGATGTCGTTGTTCATCAGATGCCCACCGTCCAGTGCTGGATGCCGAGCCGCTCCAGGTTGGCGCGGAGGGTGTCGCCGCACGGCCCGTCCTCGCTGATGCGAGCGAGGAACGTCGCCTTATCCAGGCTGGCGGGCAGCGCCATGACGAAGTCGCCGTCTGCGTCCCACAGGACGATGGAGCGGCGCACGTCGCAGCCGGCCCGGTGGATCAGGTCGGCGTTGATCCACTGCACCATGATGCCTTTAGTGAGCTTGCGCCGTAGCGGCCCGAAGATCGGGTCGTCGGGTTTGGGTAGTGGTGTGAGTGTCATATCTTTGCTCCCTTCGGTTGTGGGTCGGGTGACCCTACATCACCGTATCACGCTGGTGTGATGACGGCGAAGAATTTTGGCCGGGAATTTCGGGCCGAAAATTTGCAGAATTTGGATTATGAAATTCGGGTCCAGGGCACTTTCACGCCAGCCCCACCCGGCACACTGGTCCCGCACGCCGCACTGGTCACACCAGCTCGCAGGCGCACCACCCGCCACGCGGGTCACAACTGCACCACGGGCAACACCCTCCAGCCTGGCCGGCAAACCACCAAATCCGAAAATTGAAGCAACCCGGCACGGTCGAAAATTGCCGTGCCGGGTCGCCTACCGACTAGCGTCGCGCATCCCTCGCATCATCCCTCGCGCGGATACGGGCACGCCTACGCCGCATCATGCGGTACTCACGCCTAGCGTCGTCGTCGCGTGCCATCTAGACCACCGCCAACGGGATGCGCTTACGGCCGCTTCCGTGCGCTTCAATCGCGACATGGTTGCCACGCCTGCCCGTTGAGGTGCCACCGCACCGTAGGCAGTCGGAACAATTAATGCGTGCGCCCATTTCAGCGGACGCTGGGCACGGTTTGGTCCCTAAGGGTCGTGCCGTGCCAACGGGGTGAACGGAATAGGTGTCCCAACCGTCTGCTATCGCATCGTGCCTGTCCTGGTTGGTGTCGCACGATGCCATGGCGATAGCCCGTAGGTCGCTCGCACGCCGCCACTGGTGGGTATAGGCCGTGTGACCGTGCGAACCCGCTAGGGCGATCAGCTTGCGCCACACCTCAACGGGCACGGCAGCGGGATCACCGTAGGTGCCGATCCGTAGCGGTGCCTTAGTGAATGGGGCCGGATCGAAAGCGACTGCTTTACCGTCTGCGAATTGCTGCCAAGCAACCGACGTTCCCCACCGCCTACGGATGATGGGATGGACGTAGCATGCGCCGTTGCCACCGGACGCTCGCGACCGTAACGGGCAGTCAAAGCAGGTCGCGGTGTCGCCGCCCGTCGCGAGCGCATCGATAGGTGACATATCAGACCGCACGATGTGGGTCTGTGTCATAGCGCCTGTCTTGGAATTGCCGCTCGCGAAGGTCGCGAGAACAACGATGGGGTCACCTGTGAGCTGTGACGGGCCTTGCCAGACAATCATGGTCATTTGGTAGCCCCGATCTGAGACAAAGCCCGACCAACTACCGTTGCAAGGCCGTCGGCGTGAGCGTCGTAGTCGACAACGTCAACGATGGAATCCTCGCCACCCCACCAATCCTCGCCATGGTCGCGTGAGTTCGGGTAGATACCAACTGACCAGCCCGACGCGCAATTCTCGTTCAACTCGTAGGCGATCCGCTCGCGGAACCCCATAAGCCCTTCGTCTACAGCCACGATCCAATGGCCGGATTCCAGACGGGCTTCCAGCCCCATGCATCCACCGCCCGTGTGAGTTTCGGTGAACGCGATACCAAACCGCTCGCGTACTTCGGACAGCACAGCGTGCTGTATCTCCGTCACGCGATCTTCGTAGTGCATCATTCCTGGTTCCCTTCGGTTGTGGATGCGAGCGCATCCGTATATACGGTAGCGCAGGTTGGTGCAGGTTGCCACACATTCCGGCAAGGTCGCGTGTCCTGGCCACCCGGTTCGGCAACGCGAGCTGGCCATCCGGCCCCGTCGCAGCAAACACGCCTAGTCGGTTGTGGCGAACTCACAACGGTGTAACCCGTCCAGCGCATCGTCGCAGGTCAGCGCCATATCGCACAGTTGTTCGAAAAATATCCGCCGGCGGGGGGCCTGACCTCGCCCTCTTTAGGCAGGCTTCCCTCCCTCCGAAAATAGGCCGCTGACCTGGGGTTTTGCCGCTGACGTGGCGTGTTTTGGCCTGGTTTGGGCGAATTACATGCATGTAGTGGACGGGTTTGGGGGGTCAATGGAACGGGTGTTCGATGCTTCGGCTGCCGGGGCCGGCCCCAGCAACACACCCCAGCAAACTTCGATGGGCGGTTTCCAGCAAACATGGGTTTGAGTGCGAAGCGTGAGTTGACGACGACCAGCCGGGGGTTGGGTTGGCGGCATCAGCAGCAGCGGAAGATGTTGCTGCGGAAGTTAACTGACGGAGCTCCTTGCTGGTGGTGTGGGCTGCCTTTGCGTAAAGACAGCGCGGAGAATTGGGATGGTGCGTCCCTGGCCGCTGATCACAGTCAGGCGAGGGCTTTGGGCGGCATGCTGGCTGACCGGTTGTTGCATGCGACGTGCAATTCGCAGCGTGGTGATGGGTCTCGGGATCATCGGCGCCCGGTGTTGACGGGGGTGTCTGTGGTGGCGGGTTCGCGTGAGTCTTTGGCGATGGAGTGGTGAATGGATGAGGTTGGGGTTTCGCCGGCGGCCCGTGGGGATGATCCGGTGGCGGCGTTGATGGCGTTGCGGGATCGGCTTGCTGCGGAGATTGATTTGTGTGATCAGCCTGTGGTTTTGGCTCAGTTGTCTCGGGAGTTCCGGTCGGTGGTGTCGGAGCTGGCGGCGGCGAGGCCGAAGTCGTTGACGAGAGTGGATGAGATTGCCCAACAGTATGAAAAGCGACTCGCAGTGGTTAGGGGTGCAGGAGCCGCGGGTAAGGGCGGTTCCGGCGGCAAGCGAAAGTCTGGGTGACGCCGCGGTTGATTTGGCGGCGTCGTTCGGCCTGGTGCTTGACCCGTGGCAGCAGTTGGTGTTGCGGGATGCGCTGGGGGTGGGGGATAGGCCGACTTCGACGGGTGGCCGCCGCTGGAAGTGCTTTGAGGTTGGGTTGGTGTGCAGCCGGCAGAACGGTAAGGGTGCTGTTCTGGAGGCGCGTGAGCTGGCTGGGGCGTTGTTGTTCGGTGAGCAGTTGATTGTTCATTCGGCGCATGAGTTTAAGACTGCTAAGGAGGCGATGCGGCGCCTGGAGATGTTGTTGTCTCAGGCGGGTGAGCCGTATCGGGCGAACCGGTCGCATGGCGAGGAGTCGCTGGAGTTTAAGCGCACTGGGGCTCGGGTGATGTTCCAGACGCGGACGAAGGCGGCTGGTCGTGGTTTGTCGGGTGATTTGATCATTTTGGATGAGGCGATGATTTTGTCGTCTGATGCTGTTGGTGCGTTGTTGCCGACGTTGTCGGCCCGCCCTAATCCGCAGCTTTGGTATACGGGTTCTGCGGTGGATCAGCAGGTTCACGCGAATGGTGTGGTGTTTGCGTCTGTTCGTGAGCGGGGCTTGTCGGGTGATGATGAGTCGTTGTGTTGGCTTGAGTGGTCTGCTGATGATGAAGCGGATTTGGATGATCCTGCGACGTGGTGTGTCGCTAATCCTGGTATCGGGTATCGGATCACGGTTGATCATGTGCGGGCTGAGCATCGTGCGTTGTTGCATCAGCCGAAGGTTTTCGCGGTTGAGCGGTGCGGGGTGGGGGATTGGCCGTCGCTGACTGATGCGGTGTCTGAGATTCCGGTGGATGAGTGGGAGCGTCTGGCGGTGAAGTCACCGAAGTTGGTGGGGCCGAGGACGTTGGCTGTTCACCGGTCAAGGGATCGGCGGGTGTGGTCTGTTGCTGCGGCGCAGCGCACCGCCGATAACCGGGTGCATATTGAGGTTTCTCCAATGTCTGAGGGTTCGCATACTGATGTGGCTGAGTATTTGGTTGATCGGGTGGCGGCGTGGAATCCGGTGGCGTTGACGTTGGATCGGCGGTCGGCGGCGATGGTGTTGGAGCCTCTGCTGCTGGATGCGGGTATTGAGCCGACTGTCACGAATTCGGTGGATTTAGCGTTGGCGTGCGGCGGGTTTCTGGACGATGTTTTGGCTGGTTTGGTGTCGCATTCGGGTCAGTTGGTTTTGGCGGCTGGTGTGGCTGGTGCGGTGAAGCGTGATCTTCCTGGCGGCGGGTTCGCGTGGGATGAGGGCGCTGATGGTGTTGCGACGGCCCCGCTGGTTGCGGCGACGTTGGCGCATTGGTCGCTGGTGTCGATGGTGAAGCCGCCGGCTGGTGCTTCGTCGGCCCCGGTTGTTGAGCAGGCCGCCGCGGGCGACGAGCTGGATGTTTTCGCGGCGTTTTAATTCTTTGGAGGTGTGATGGCTAGACCGCCGGTCACTGAGCGCGGCTATGTGAACCCTATTGGGGGGATCATGTCGGGTTGGTCCCAGGACGGGGATCAGTTTGAGACTGTGCCGGATTTGTTGTGGCCGAAGTCGGTGCAGACGTATACGCGGATGGCTCGGGACGATTCCCGGTTGTCGTCGATTTTGCAGGCTATCGCGTTGCCGATCCGGTTGACGACGTGGCGTGTTGATGCGTGCGGCGCCTCGGAGGAGGTGACGAAGCACGTCGCTGACGATTTGGGTTTGTCTGTGGTGGGTGATGATGAGGAGCGCCCGCATCGCCGCGCTAAGGGCCGCTTTTCGTGGGGTGTTCATTTGCAGCAGGCGTTGACGTATCTGCAATTCGGGCATTCGGTGTTTGAGACTGTGTATCGGGTTGAGGGTGGCCGGGTGCATTTGGCTCGGTTGTCTCCGCGCCCGCAGTCAACGATTGCGTGGTGGAATGTTGCCCGCGATGGCGGCTTGGTGAGTGTTGAGCAGTGGCCGGCGGGGTTGTATACGGCGCCTGGTGTGAGTGTTGCGGTGCCTTCCTCTGGCGGTAGGGCGGCTATTCCTGCGGAGCGGCTGCTGGTGTATGTGCGTGACCCTGATCCTGGGGTGTGGCAGGGGAACAGCATTTTGCGGCCTGCGTACAAGAATTATGTGCTCAAGGATGAGCTTTTGCGGATTGAGGCTGCTGCGGCCCGCCGGCATGGGATTGGTGTCCCGGCGGCGTGGGCTCCCCCTGAGGAGTCGCATGACCCTGAGGCGGTGGCGGCGTATCAGCGTGCCGCGTCGGCGTATCAGGGTGGTTCCAGTGCCGGTATCGGTTTGCCTGCGGAGGCGAGGTTTGAGATTCTGGGTCCGACTGGGGCGCCGATGGACCCGCGCCGCGCCATTGAGTATCACGATCACCAGATGGCTTTGGTGGCGTTGGCGCACTTCTTGAACTTGGACGGCAAGGGCGGCTCTTACGCTTTGGCGTCGGTGCAGCAGGACACGTTCACGCACGCTGTCGGTGCGGTCGCTGACCATATTCGGGAGACCGCGCAGATGCATGTGGTTGACGATTTGGTGGATTGGAATTACGGCCCTGATGAGCCGTCGCCGCAACTGGTGTTCGACGCTATCGGCGCCCGCCAGGACGCCACGTCGATGGCGTTGCAGCAGTTGGTTGGTGCTGGCTTGTTGACACCTGACAGGCGTTTGGAGTCGTTCGTCAGGCAGATCACCGGCCTGCCCGCTGCCGAACCTGACACTGACGAACCTGACATTGAGGAACCTGATGCGCCTGAACTGGAAGAAGAAGATGACCCCGAGGAAGGAGGTGAGGTCGTTGTCTGAGTGTTTCAGCATCACTAACGACGCGAACACTGCCGAGGTTTTGCTGTATGAGGACATCGCCCCGTCGTCGTCGGGTGCTTTCGTGCGGCAGCTCCGCGCTATCGACGCCCCGCAGATCACGGTGCGGATCAATTCGACGGGCGGGAACGTGTTCGACGCTATCGCCATGTCGAACGCTTTGCGGGATCACCCGGCGAGGGTGACGACGGTGGTGGACGGTTTGGCGGCTTCGGCTGCCTCGTTCATCGCGACCGCGGGCGATGAGGTTGTGATGAACCGCAACAGCGAGTTGATGATCCACAACCCGAAGGCTGTGATGGCTGGTGGTTCGTCGGAGATGCGGTCGATAGCTGACCGCCTCGACGCTGTCCGCGACAACATCGCATCCATGTATGCGGCGAAGGCCGGCGGCCCGGTGGAGCGGTGGCGTGAGTTGATGTCCGCGGAAACGTGGTATTCAGCGGAGGAGGCCGTCGAGGCCGGGTTGGCTGACCGTGTTTCCGAGCAGCCGGCGATGACCAATCAGCATGACCTGTCGTGTTTCCAGTTCGCTGGTCGCGGCGCAGCCCCGCAGCCCACCATTTTCCAGCCCACCGACAACCAGCCCACCATCATCGACTCGGCTCCGGTCGAGGAACCATCTAGAAAGGACGGCATCATGCCAACCCTGAGTGAAGGACTCGCGGAGCTGTTCGGTGTTCCTGCCGACGCTGACGACGAGACAATCCTGGCCGCCGCGCAGGAGGCGCTGAACGCGCCCGCCGACGCGGAACCGACCATTGAGCAGGCCGCCGCCGTGGCCGGGAAGAACAATCTGATCCTGGTGGATTCGGCGGCGTTCGACGCTTTGCAGGAGCAGGCCCGCGCCGGCGCTGAGGCCCGCGCCGTGCAGGTCCGCGAATCCCATGAGCGGATCGTGGATTCCGCGATCAGCGACGGGCGTGTCGCCCCGGCCAGCCGTGATCGGTGGCTGGCGCAACTGGACGCCGACCCTGAGGGCATCGCTTCGGTGATCGCTTCTCTGCCGGCGGTCATCCCCGTGACCGAGGTCGGTCACGCCATCACCAACGACGCCGACGACGACGACAGCCTTTATGCGTCGCTGTTCGGCGCTAACGCGAAGGACGCTGTCTGATGCCTGATTTCTCACCCCTGTTCAAGCCGGGTGCTGAGTTCACCCGCGCTACGTCTGCCGCCGTGACCGGCGGGCAGGTTCTCATCGTGTCCGGTTCGGGCACTGTGGCCGCGTCGTCTGCCGCTTCTGCGGCTGTCGTCGGTGTGGCCGCGTTCGACGCCGCTTCCGGCGAGTCGGTGACCGTCATCAGCGACGGCGTGGTGAACCTCACCTCTTCGGGTGCGATCACCGCCGGGGCTGCTGTGGCCGCCGCCGCTTCCGGTGCTGTGGCCGCTCACAGCGGCACGAACTACTCCACGATTGTGGGGGTCGCGCTGTCCGACGCGGCGAACGACAAGGTTCTCGTCAAGCTGCGCCTCGGTTAGTCCCGCGCCTACACATAAGGAGTTTCAATGCCGTACACCTACCCGCCCGCACCGCCAACACTGTCGGGCGACATCCTGTCCATCAACCGGTTTCTGTCGAATCCGACGCTGGTCGCCCGCCGGCTGCGGACCCTCGCGGAGCAGCGGTTCATCTCCGATGCCCTCCTCACTCAGCGTTTGACCGCCTCGGGCGGCTCGGTGCTGTACGAGACTGGGGAAACGATCTACACCGACACCGCACCGCAGGGTGTGGCGCCGGGTGCGGAATACCCGCGCACACTGGTGTCGCATGGCACCGCCTCGCTGGCGAAAACCACCAAGTGGGGTTCTGATGTGGAGGTGACCGACGAGGCCATCTCCCGGCAGAACATCAACCCGGTGGATCGCGCTTTCGAGAAGCTCGTCAACCACATGGTGAAGACGGTCGATTCGGTCGCGATGTCCGCGATCAACTCGGCTGTCACCCAGAACACGGCGTGCATCGCGTCGTGGACCGGTTCGGGTTCGACCCCGCAAATCCTGCGGGATGTGGTTCGCGCCAAGGCGAACATCGACAAGCTGAACCAGGGTTACAGCCCTGACACGCTCGTCGTGGATGACGCCACCTACGCTAACTTCCTGTCCGATCCCGGTATCTCCAATCTGCTGCCGCGGGAAACGTCGAACACCCCGGTGCAGACGGGTTCGTATCTGGTTGTGGCGGGCCTTCGGGTTCTGGTGTCGCCGCACGTTTCCGGTGGCGGCACGTCCTCGGCTATCGCCCTGGTGGTGGACAGCCGCGCCCTCGGTGCGATGGCCGACGAGAACCTGGGCGGCCCCGGCTATGTGTCGAGCAACGGTGTCGGTGTTCAGGCCAAGACCATCCGGCAGGATGAGGCCGACAAGTGGCTGCTGCGTGCCCGCCGCGTCACGGTGCCGATTGTGCTGGAGCCGGCGGCGGCGTGGAAGATCACCGGGGTTGCTGGATGACCTACACGGTCCTAGCGCCGCTCGTCTTGGTCCGAGACGAGGCGGGTAAAACCCATCACCACTATGCGGGTGCGGTGATCGACTGGATTGAGCCCTCCCACGCCGCCTATCTGGTGGCTGAGGGTTTCGTGTCCGGTGGGCCGGCTGGGGGTGGCGATCCCGTCCCTGGCCGGCCTGCCCACGTCGCACCCAAAGCGGACTGGGTTGCTTTCGCGGTGTCTCAGGGCTTGGACCGCGCCGAAGCTGAGGGCATGTCCAAGCAGGCGTTGATCCAAGCGGTCCAGTGATCGTCCGCTGCCTCGACCCGTTCGCGTATGCGACACCGGACGGTGTGGTGCATGTGTCTCGGGTCGGCGCGGTGGTCGAGGTGCCCGACGAGGTCGCGGCGAGGTTGCGGTCCAAGCTGGAACCCGCCCAAGCACTGCCCGACGAGGCCGATGAGGAGTTGGCGGCTGAGCAGTTCGATGACGTGGAGTGGCCTTCGATGGACGACCCGAAATCTGTGTGGGTTGAGTTCGCCACCCTCAAGGGTGTGAAGAAGTCCACGGCGGCGGCGATGTCGAAAACGAATCTGATGAAAACCCTGGATCGGATGGAGGGCGAGGAGTGAGCCTGCCGTTCGTTGATGTTGACGAGTTCGCGGAGTCGTTTCGGGCGTTGAAGCCAGCAGAGCAGCAGCCCGCGGAGTGGCTGTTACAGGTGGCGTCGGATTGGATCAGGCAACACAAGCCGGGTATCAGCGACGACAGTGTCGCGGCGAAGGTTGTGGTCGTGGAGGTTGTGTCCAACGCTCTGCGGTACAACAAGTATCAGCCGTTGCGGTCGTTCACTGAGGAAACCTCCAATTCGTCCATGTCTGGTGTGTTCATGGGTGCGGCGAAGGTGCTGGATTTCACCGACCGGCATCGGGAGATGCTTGGCATCCCGATCATGGCGCCGCCCGCGTATTCGTTCAAGGCCGGCGACTACTGATGGATTCGCCGGGTTCGTTGACGGTGACGGTCGTGAAGCGGCCTGCCACGTCAACTGTTCGCCGCCTGCCCACCGACCCGGCCCCGGCGGCGTTGGTGGAAACATCGGTGGCGGGCTGCCATTTCGAGGTGCAGCGCCAGTCCGAGGACACCGAACTGACGACGATCAACACTGAGGTGGCGTGGTTTTTCCTGCCGCCGACCCCGTTGACGTTGGGGATCACGGCCACTGATTCGCTGCGTTTCGGTGGCCGCGAGTACAAGGTGCAGGGGCCGGCGGTGGTCGAGTATTTCCTCGACGGCGAGGCGTCCCAGGTGTGGTGTACGGGACGGTGGGAGCAGAGCTGATGGGCGCGTTGAGGAAGGCCGATGTCGAGCCTGACGCCGCCGGGATTCACCGCATGGTCGCGGACAGGGTTCGGCGCAGCGGGGAAGTGCATCTTCAGGTGAAGCTGCTGGCCCGTAAGGTTCACCGCTACTGGAAGCGCATCGCCCCGGTGGGTGACCCGACCGGCGCCCGATATGTGGAGAATTTCGGCGGCCCGCTGCCGAAGCATTGGCAGCAGGTTGACGCCAACGCCGGGGATTACAAGGCCGGGATCATCATGGAGCGGGTCACGAAGAAGCGAGGCAACCCGCCCGCCTACAGGATTTCTGCCACCGACTACAAGTCGCATTGGATTGAGTACGGAACCGGTGGTGACACCCCGACACCGGAGTTCGCGGTGCGGCAGCGGGTCGCGTTGCGGTTCGGGGCCGCAGCCGGTGTCTCCAAGGTCACCGACAAGGTGGACAAGCCGTGGGACAAAACAATCTACGACGCCCGCACGCGGGGTGTTGATGTTTCCCGCAAGAAGCAGGACATCAAGAGGCGTCATCGCCGCATCGGGGTGACGAAACTGCTTGTGACCGGCCCTGTCGGTGACATACCGGAAGCCAAACGCGGCCCGGTGAAATACAAGCGGATCGAATACGATGACTGATCTGTATTTGGGTGCCGCGGACGCCGTGGAAATGGTCATCACCTGGCTGATCCCCCTGGATGGGGATGTGGGGCCGCAACGCTACGCCGGCCAACCCCTGCCGTATGTGTGGGTCAACGAAATCGACGGCGTCGATGACAAGATCACCGAAACGACGATCCTGTCCATTCACACGTTCGCCGCCGACTACTGGTCAGCCCGAGGCCACGCCAGGACGGTGCATCGCCGCATGCTGGCTTTGGCACCCCCAATGACCGGGCAGAAGCGGGTGACGCTCGCTGACGGTCGCATTGTGTACGCCGATAGTGTCGAAACGGAGGAGTCGCCTGCGTGGCGGGACTACGGGCAGAACGACATCTTTCGTTTCACAGCCCGATACAGCATCGACGTTCGCATGCTGTGAATTTCAGCCCTGAAAATATCCGAATCCCTGCGGTCTGTGGGCCGTAGCTTCACGATAGGAAACACCTATGACGCAGCCGAGCACAGGCTCCGCATGGACCGATGTCTACGGGTTCAACCCTCTGGGTATCCGCAAGGGCATCATCGTCAACATTCTGATCCGCGACTACAAGGGCTCGGCCACGAACCTGCGTGACGCCTCGGTCGGACTGAACAGCAAGAGCATTTTCACCCCGTATGCGGTCGATGGCTTGTACCGCTCCGACCTGACTTCGCCGTCGTTCCCCGGCGGCCAGTTCTACGACGTGGGCGCCCTGTCCGAGGACGGCATTCGCATCAGCCCTGAGCTGAGCGTGGAAGAGGTGCGGGTGGCGCAGGCCCGCCGCTCCCAAAGGTTCGATGTGGGGCAGGAGGACGACGAGCTTCGGTTCGTGTGCCGGGAAACGAACCCGGTCGTGGACGCCCTGCGCTTCGACCTGCCTTTGGCGAACCTCGCTGATGTGGGGTCGCTGGACTACACGGTGATCAAGCCGATGGAGTCTCCGTTGCAGGAACGTCAGGCGATTGCGTTCGCGGAGGACGGCAACCAAAGGTTCGCCTACATTTTCCCGCGTCTGGCACGCAAGAATGTGGGCGAAACGAACCTGAACCGGCAAGACCCCGACGACCTAGAGTTGACGTATGGGGCGATCCCGTGCCCGTTCGCGGACACCCCGGTTTACAAGGTGCAGGACGGTGAGGGCTGGCGCGGTCAGGGCGGCGCCCCGGTGTGGTCGTCCACCCCGGTCGCTACCACGTCGGCGGCGACGACGGCCAGCTTGGCGTTCACCGCGCCCCGGCTGGCGTTCGACCCGCAACCCGACACCTACATTTACACGGTGGAGAAGCGCACCGGCTCTGGGGCGTACACGTCGGCCACGACGGGCACCCCGACCGTGTCGGGAAGCAATGTGACCATTCCGGTGACGGGGCTGACGAGCGCCACCCAGTACACGTTCCGCGTGACGGCGAAGGTTTCCGCTAACTCGCCGGCATCGGTGTCGGGTGCGTCGAACTCGGTGACGACCTCGTAGCAATAGACCTCACCAGGCGGCGGTTTTCCCGCCGGGGATTCCTCTCGGTTGCCTCGGCGGGATCGGGCTGGCCGCCGCCTGGTGAGCCCCTACCCGTTCAGCCCAGTCAAGGAAGGTCAGCGTGAAGCAAACGTATGTCGCTGTGGCCGGCGACGACCTGTTCTCCATCGCGCAACGGTTTTACGGCTCCGATTCGGTGGAGAACGTGGCGAAGATCGCCGGCGCGTCCGGTGTCCTCGACGCGAAAGATGTGCAACCCGGCCAGATCATCACCATCCCGTAAAAGCCCTGTAGTTCAACAGCCCGAAAGGAACAGTTGTGGACCCTATCGAAGAAGCGAAAGCCCGCCGGCAGGTTTCTCCCGCGGAGGCCCGCGAGCAGGCCGCCGAATACCTCGGCTTCACGGCGTCGAAGGAGATCGTGCTGGAAACCGGGGAGGTGTTTGAGATACCGAACCCTGGTTTGCTTGACGACGATCAGCAGGAGCGGTTTGAGGAGTTGCAGGCCGAACTGGACACCTTCGACCATGAAGAGGTTGAGGTTCCGATCATCGAGTATGTGGTTGAGCAGCGTGCCGATGGGACGAGCGTGACCGAACCGAAGGTGTTGGGGCATCGCAAGGAGCGGACCCTGATAACGAACCCGCACCGTAAGGATGGGGTGCCGATCAAGCCGCCGTATAACGTGAGGTTGGCTATCGCGTTGTGGGGCAAGGAGGGGTATGCCCGCTATAAGGCGGGTGGGGGTCGCGCTAACCAGATCGCTTTGGAGTGGACGCGCATGAACCGCGAGTTCATGGCGAAGGGTGTCGCGGACCCAAAATCCGGCTAGCTGTCGCCTATTTTCGCCGGTTCCCGTCTGAGGTTCGGCACGACATTTCCCGGTTCTTTCCCGGTAGGCATATACGGGAGTGGCATCAGGGTGTGATGTCGTCCGCGGAGCTGCTGGACTTGCTGGAGTTCCTGCCCGATGACTCGGCCACGAAGTCCGCTGAGCGGTGCGGTGACTGGTCGGCTGAACAGTATTTGGCGGCTCGGGTGGTGAACGAGTTGGCGTTGATGCGTTATGAGCATGCGGGTGGGGTGAAGCCCACGTTGGAGTTGTCTCCTGCGGCGTCGTGGGTGAAGCGGCAGGACGAATCGCACAGGTTGAGTCGGCACTTGGAGGTGTCGGCGCAGTTGCACGGCGAGAGGAGGTGAAAATTTTATGGCACGCTCAGCGAACCACATTTCGTTGCTTGTCAAGGCCGCGGTGCAGTTGGAGAAGGATGAGGCTCTGCGCCTTGAGCGCCAGCTTGAAACGATGGGGCGTGACGCGGCTCGGGAGATGAGTCGCAACTACAGCAAGGAATTTGAGAAGCAGCTAGGCATTCAAGACAAAGCCAGCCGCCACCGCGCCACCGTAGCACTGAACACTGGAACGCGACTTGCGGAGATTGAGCAGAAACTGGCCGACACTCGCAAATCCCTTCAGGTTGCCACTGTCGTAGTGACCGATTACGAGAAGGAAAAAGCGCGGGTTTTTGCGGACAGCACCTCAACGATTGAGGATCAGGAACGCGCCACCCGCGCTTTGGCTGATGCGAACAATAATCTGCGGCGCATCCAAGCCGATGTGATCACGTTGCAGCATCGCAGGATCAAAACCGAACGCGACTTGATGAGGCAGTCCGAAGACCTCAAAGAGACGATGGACAGGCAGAACGTCACGTTTGGGCAGAGCATCCTCAGCGTGGGTAAGTATGTGTCAGCGATCCGAGCCATCGCCATCCCTGTCGGAGCTGTGGCGGGTCTGTCGCTGTTCACTCAGATAGCGTCTGCTGTGGGTGCGTTGTCGAAAAGCCTTATCCTGATTCCCGGCGCAGTTACGGGTTTCGTCGCCGGCATGGGTGCAATGTCGGTGGCGACGATGGGGTTCGGTGACGCCCTCAAGGATGTCGGTGATCCTGAGAAGTTCGCGGAGGGGTTGCAGAAGCTATCCCCGAACGCGCAGCAGGCGGCCCTGTCTATTCAGGCCATCATGCCCGCCCTGACTGAGTTGAAGAACGCCACCC